TTCTAATTCTCGTACAGCTTCCTTACTTAGATTGCTCAAGTCAACTTGATACTTTCCTGACAACTTGTTTGGCTCAGTAAGACTAGCCCAGAAAATGTCTGCTTGAATCGGTAAAGGTTTGCTTGTATCCATTTATTTCTCCTAATTAGTTAGTACTACAACATATATTATACCACAGTTTTAGTGCTGCGTCAACCTTTCGGGTTGTAAATCTTCTTCTTTAAGAATCCGTATCGTCCGTTCCAACATCTCGATTGTGTCCTCATTCGTCATGATTGTGTACACAACTAAGTAATCATTATCATCACCTAGTACAACAAGAGGTTCGATATTCTCAGGGATTCCATCATACAGTTTCTTCATGGTTTAAAATCACTATCATGAATTGCTTTTAAATATACATCTAATTCTTTTAATTCATTTAATACTTCTAGTAACTGCTGACGAACACAAGCAAGTGAGTCGCCTGTTCGTAATGCTTGTACTACTGCTTCTTTGATTATGCTCATCAATGTGTTTCCTTCCATGAGTTACCTACTTTGTATTCACCGCTAAGAGGACAGCGCATGTTGAGTACCTTGCCAGCTTTCTCAATCGCTAAGACACCAAGCTTACCTGCCTCTTCTGCTCTTGCTTCTTCTACTTCAATCTGCCATTCGTCATGCACATTAGCTACGAACTTGTAGTTAATCTTAGCCCTGCGTAGTTCATCATTCAAGAGAACTAAAGCTTGCTTCATGACAATCGCACCCGCACTCTGGAGTAGTGTGTTAAGTGCTGCGTGGTCAGACCTAACCTGTACTCTACGTCCATCAAGACCTGGTAACGATCCCGACTTTTGAGAGATCGAACTGACTTGTTCTCTAAGTTTCTCAAGCGACGGAGTGTTCTTAAGAAAACGAGACTTGAGTTCTTTCCCTTCTTTCGCTCCAGCACCAACAACCGTCCCGATCTTGGCATCCCCTGCACCATAGAGGAATGCATATATAAAGGTCTTCGCTTGGTTTCGTGTCTCCAATCCAGCAGCTTTTTGATTTGCTGTGTGGATGTCACCTGAAACGACTTCACTTGTGTATGCATCGTCTTTCATATAGTGAGCAAGCATTCGTAACTCCAGTCCTGAAGCATCGATACCTACTAACTTATATCCTTTCTCTACAATCCATAGATCCCTACAGTCTTCACCATAGGGGCTTCCGCTGTTTGGTACTTGTGCCATGTTAGGTGACATGTGCGTCATTCGTCCAGTGATTGCACCATTTGTAATTACCTTACCATGTACTCGACCATCCTCTCCCACTGCCTTCAGCCACGATTCTATTTGAGCTACCCTCTTCTGCAACATTAGATACTCATTGATCGCTTTGGCTTCAGGTATATCTACACCTTCGAGCGTCCCTTCGTCGACGATCGGTTGACCTGTTTCGGTGTACCTGCTGGGTTTCCAACCCTTTTCTTGAAGTCTTTCACCAATTTGCTTTCGACTTCCTGGGTTGAAGACTTCGACTTTGTCCTTGAGGGGCTTGCCCGTTTTCTCTGAGACTCTTTCGATTGTCTTTGCAGGGAAGATACTCTGAAGTTCATTTTCAATAACAGCCAGCTTATTCTGCAGCGTTGAAAGAAGAGTAATACCTGCCACTTCATCCAACTTAAAACCGTTTCTTTCTTGCTTTGCGATGATTGCTTGGACTTTGTGTTCAAGATCAATGCTCCTTTGGTCAAATTTGTTAGACTTCAATTCACTTGTTAAGTGCTCGTATAACTTCTGTGTTACTAGTGTGTCCTGGATACAGTACTCTTCCATCTCTGGAGTCAATCCTCCATCCCAATCATTGAACTCACCTTTAAGAAAACCTAATCGCTTACCCCATGCATCAAGACTATGTCCTCCCTCTAGGCTTGGACTTAGTAGGCGACTTAACACGAGCGTGTCGCACACTTGGCTCGGCATTATCGAAATCTTCCATGTCTCTCTCAGTACTGGGGCATCGAAGCTGATTCCGTTGTGCATTATAATCAAATCGCAGTTGTCCAAATACTTTTGTAATCCGCTTGCTTCCTTCCACGATTTCACTTCTCCTGTGTTAATGTCTCTTGTTACTACTAACCAAATCTTATTGTGCTTACTGTTAGTCTCTATGTCTAGAACTATCTTCATCCTTTCCACCACACCTTTCGTTAGCTATTCGTTCCAAGACTTTCTGCTTCTGTGCATCATTCATAGTATACCAAGTACTAATCTCTTCTTTGTTTCTACCACAATCGTTGCAGCCCATGATCGTGATATCATAAGTACACTTACCTATACAAGGCGACTTAACCATTTGCTGTTCCATTATTCGTTTCTATGATATGCATTCTGTGGATTCTTTAACATTGATTTAATAAGTTCATCCATATTAAAGAACCATTGAATAAACATTCTACCGCTGGGTTCGTATATTGTAAAGCTCATTCTGTCCTTCCATGTTTAATTCTTGGTTCTGTTTTTGCTCTCCTGGGATGTTCATTCTCTAACCAAAAACATCTAACCTCATCATGATTAAAGGATACATAACCAACCCATGTAGCATGCTTAGTGATATAACTAGGACACTTAACTAAGTCTACAGTGTGCTCTGCCTTGTGTAATGTATATCCTCCAAGCAATCCAACACAGAACCAAAATACAATCTTAATCATTCTTCTTAAGAGTAGGTTTCTTATTCACAAGCGGCTGCTCAATCACAGTAACCTTGTTCTTCTCGCTTAGCAATTGCTGTACTTGTAGCTCAAGCTTCTGTACTTTAGTTGCTAACTCATTCACTGCATCGATTACTTTTGGTAGTTGAATCAAACTCATATTGTTCCTTAGTTAATTAGCCATGTCACCATGCCTACAAAATAAATTCCTACAGCCACTGCCTCCACCAGGAAGAGTGGTAAATCTCGCTGTAAGAAACCAGCTAGTGTCCACAATGCAGATCCTACTAGACCGAACACTACATTCGCAGGATAGATATTAAAGCTAGTCAAAGCAATACCAATCAAGCAGAGTATAGTGCCAGCCCATTTCAGTAGAATCATACACACACCGTAGAGTTAGGACACACCGTACACACGACATACTTACCGCCTGATACAATCGTTGTAGTCGTACATGCCATACTATTATTATACACTAGAATTAGTGTTGCTGCAAGTAAAATCTTTTTCATATTGTATTTTCCATTGTTTGCGTTACATCTTTAAAGTCTTTGTTATCAATGACAACAACTTCTTCTGTTCGTACTTCTCCTCTGCGTTGCATAATCTTTTCTTGAGGCTGTCCTTCAATTGTAAAAAACTTTAAAGCATCATCAAACTCAACAACCATATAGGCAGGTATCTTTGAATCGGAAGATTTTGATTTCATAGTATAAAATTTCTTCTTACTAAACTGAAAGTCAGGATACTTTCCAAAGTTCATGAAGCGTCTGCGATACTCTACAATCCCTTTAAGTTCATTGTCCTTGTATATTTCCCAGTCCCATATACTAAACTCATGCTGAGCTTTAACCTCCATGTTCAAAATATCTTGCAACCTTTTTCTAGCGTTCTCTTGGTTCGCCATATCAATCTCAATCTGACCAGCATCTTTACGAAACATTCCTCTTTCTGTCATAAATTATTCTCCTCTGGTGGTAACTCTCTCATCCTGCCTGTCATCCTATTGTACAACAACCTACATGCTAACCCAGTCAGTCCACTGAATCGATTCTTAAGGATACGCACATAGGTAGTGTTTCTCTCCATCGCATCAGTATGCTGCCCATTACGCTCTAAACCGATCACCATGTCGCTTAACTGAGCGATTGCACCTGACCCCCTTAGCTGTGCCAATGAAGTCGCTGCACCCTCCTCATGCCCCTTAGATTCAGGACGCTTGAGATGAGACACCACAAACAAACTAATGCCTGTCTCTTGCACCAGCATGCGAAGCTTAGTCATGATCTCATCGATTGCCTTACGCTCGTCTCCTGACTCCTGAGCACTTACAATAATACTGATATGATCAACGAAAATATATTTGCAATCCAAGCCCCTAGCCATAAACCGCACACGATTGACAATGTTATCAACGGAAGTGCTACCAAAATGATCAAACAAATACAGCCTATCTGTTCCAAGTGTTCTATTAAACGCATCTTTTATATCCTCATCTGTTGCTTCACAATCGGGTAAGTGTAAGGGTTTGTTTGCTGCTAATGCCATCAATGATTTTGCTGTCTTCTTTACTGACTCCTCCAGGAACATCAATCCAATATTATCTTCTGTCTTGCTGAGGATCTGCCACACAATCTCACGCAAGAACTGAGACTTACCAAGTCCTGATCCTGCTGTTACTGTTACGAGCTCACCTAGTCTGATACCGTAGGTTAGATCATTGATCCCTTCGTAGGGATACATAACCTCTGCCTTCTCCTCTGCCTGATTGACTAACTCCCACAGCGTAGACCCTGAGACAATCCCATCGGGTACATACTTCTCTGCATTCCACCATGTATCCACGAACTCCTTCGTCTTACTGGTAGACAAGTAGTCGCATGCATCCTTGAGATCCTTGGTAGGATACTTGAATATGTGTGCCTTAGCACCAAACAATTCTGCTACCTGGTTTGCTGCTTGAACTCCTGGATCATCATTGTCAAAACAGATTACAATCTTCTCGAAGGAATCGAGGTACTCATAACTGGCACGACAATCCTTGAGTGCAGCCGACGCACCGTTACGAACAGACACCACTGGGAATCGTGATCCTGTCAACTGATAGACTGCCAAGGCATCGAACTCACCTTCGGTAATCGTGATAGCCCTACCTCCAGGAGTGAATTTGCTCTGCCCGAACATGGTCGCACTCTTCCAGTCACCCTGTACGCTGAACTGCTTCTCAGTCATCGACCGAGTCTTAGCCGCTACCGTCTTTCCTGCTGCATCGCAATATGGAAAGTAGTAATTCTTACCATCAGATCCTGCACCAAAGAAGTGCATAGTTGCTTTACTGATACCACGTTCTGCTACATGGACTGCCTCTGTGTTTTTAAATACCTCTAGGACTTGCATAGAGCCTCTCTGTTGAGTTTGTTTATCTAGGTAGATACCTAGCCCTTCCATGTCTTCCATCGTCGCTCTAGGGGCTGCTATACGAGTGTGACACACATGGCAATACTGGTGACCGTCATCGTATAGTGAGTTAGCATCACTAGACCCACAATTATTACATGGTATATGCTTTAAGAAGTTAGATTCTATGCTACCCAAGGTAATTCCTCCTGGCTTTCCTGCCTTTGCATTCTTAAGTGATAGCATGCATAGATATCATCCATCACCCTATCTACACCATACAATTGGATAAAGTCTACTGCATCCTGGATCATGAAGTGGTAGACCATCTCTTCATCGTGTTTATTGCAACTCATGGTAATCACCTTATTAGTTAACTACTTAGATACTTATATAAAAAACAATAATATATAAATCTACTTAAGACTACTTAGTATAACTCTATAGATAGTATACCATAGACTTATCTCCTTGTCAATCTTTTTAATTGTATTCTTCATCGTAGTCTCCTTCTTCATATTCGTCTTCTTCGTTTCCGTCGTATAAGTCATATCGTACCTCGCTAAGTAAGTCATCACTAATGGTGGAATAGCACTTGTTACACATGTCTAAGTACTCTCCCGTTGACACACTCTTACGTGTAGACTCATAGTCATTTAGGTTTTTATCACAACATTGGCATCTCATAATATGGAATCTCCTAGTACTGTATACGCTTTAATGAATCGATTGTCTTTTAACTTCTTCTTAAATACTTTAATTGTTTCTATCCGTAGTGATCTGTCTAGTGATAAGAAACGCTCCGCTTCCTCCTTATAACTAAATATCCTGATAACGCTTCCGTCTGTCTCTAATATCTTATATAACTTCATACTAATCCTCCCCATTGTTGTGCCATTGCATCTGCTATCCCTTGGAATGTCTTATTACGCATCTTCTCACGCTCTTTAGGAGGTAAGCAGGAACTGTCATAATACCATTGACTCATACGTTTACCCGACTTAGCAACCCATACTGTACCCTTATCTACTACGTCCGTAGGAACTAACTTAGGTAAACCCTTCAACCATAGACATGTTGCCTTAGTGACACCATGCCCGTATTCCCAAGGGTTAATAATCTGATCAGGCTTACGAAACTTAGTACTCATAATCCCTATTGGATTCTCAATTGCATATCGTGGGATATCAGAATTCGCTAGTGCCATGAATAAATCTATACCCTGTTGTTGTCTTCCGTCTGCAATCTTCTTAGCAAAATGCCTTGCCCCTGATACTGCTAGGTGAGTGCATGGAGGATGAGCAATCATTAGATCCCATGTATTCGGAAACTTAATCACATTCAAGATATCATCTTGGATATGTGGTCCAGGGGTTTCGCTTGGCTCTAGATCACATGAGATAGCATTATGCCCTGCCTTAATGAATGCATCCCTTACCGTACCGCTAAACTCACACGCTACTAGTACTCTCATATCGTTCCCCTAGCTATAGCAATGAACACATGTATTGTAAAGTATATTGCCGTAAATGTCAATAGATACTTAATAAATTTATCCTCATTCATCGACGTAGTCTCCTGCAATGAATTGATCTGTAGTGATGCCCCTCTTCCTAGCCTCCTGAGTGATCCATACCGCCTCCGCGACGTGCTCCTGATACTTAGCCATTGCCCAAGGATCTTGTGCCTCTACGTCCCCACATTGCAGCTTGTTACCGCCTACCCTGTTAGCTTCCGCTTTACTCGCTAATGCCTTATGTAAGTAGCTCATTCTTTATATTCCTTCGCTTGTTGTAAAAATGTATTGACTGAATCCATTTCATCCTTCGTAAATACGCACCTATACTTATTTTCCGTAATCATAATCTCATCGGCATAAGTACGTGCCTCTTGATAAGTATTAAACCCTTTACCGTCTACATAAAAATTAAATTCCATATATCCTCCGTTTATTCCACTCTAAAAAACCATTTTACATATGCCCTGGGGTTAGGCACTTGATTATCATACCATACCCCATCAATCAATGCAAGCGCATGCCTGGATTTAATAACGTAATACTTGCCCGTAGGATATTGCTTAGCAAAATTCGCTAGTGTCATCTTAATTTTTACGGGCATTTGCCAATTGTTTATTGCCTTCTCTGGTGTACCCTGTTTAAGCACGTTTAGAGCCGTCGTGATCATGCGTACGCTTGCGCCTTTACCTCCTACCCTTCCATGATCTTTAAACGTCCTATAGACCTCATAATAGGGTTTATTTAAAACGATACTCATAGCATTAAGCGCACAATTATTACGATCGCTTAGGGTTATATCCGCTAATTGTTTAACGTATTCCATAATCATGCCCCTATGATTGCATTGTATAGTGATCTATGCCCTTCGATTGCGTAATAGTCTAGATCATCCTTATCACTTAGTATCGTATCCGCTTTGAGAATAATTTTATTGAGCTGATCAAAGCCCATCCAATCGTACCGTTCCCATAACCATAAATCAAAATGCTCTAGCACTTCCTGTTTTGTGCAAGTATTTAAGTACATTGTAAACCCTCCGATTATTTGATTGCCATGATCTTAATTACTTTAGCCATCTTAACACCATGTGCCTTATACGCAATGACAGACACGCTCTTATCGTAACATGCGCGACATCCATTACACTTGCCTTCATGCTGATAAGCTTTACACTCTACCGCATTCGCGGGTACTGTATTACTGAAAATTGTGCTAGTGGTTAACCCTGGAATTGTTTCACCATTTACGCTATCGCTTGAATAGCGTACCACTACGTTATCGAGCGAATTTAATTTATCAAGTACTGAATGGAATTTTTTAAATTTATGCATTCTAGTCGGTATCCAAAATTTAACCCATGTCGCTTTAGTACATAATTCTAGAATCTTATTGGCTAGTTTTAAATCGTACATATCCCCGCTATCAAAAAACCTAAAGTAGCGGCTTGAATCTAGAGCAATCAGCATATCGGAAACCCATTGATCGCGTTTCCAATCTTCTCTATTGAACTCTCTAGGTGCTTTTACATTCGCGAATCTGTAATTGCCTGTAGTGGCATAACATCCTTGACAGGCAGGAACTAGAGTACCGTCTTTATTCTTACTAGCAGGACATGTGTCTAATGCCTGTAATGACCAAGACAAAATACCGTCTAGCTTACTTGTTTTAGATAATTTAATCATGATTAAACCCTTTATAAATATTGATGATGAATATAAATGTCTGCCTCTAATGGCATTTGACGTTTGCAAACTGTCCCGCCATATCCATATTTGGATTCACTTCTAGATGGATTGTAAGGTAATAACGGTTTACGATATTTGACAGTAACTACAGGCAATTTTTTAGTGCCTCTAGATTTTAGTACTTTACGTTTTAGTGCCACTCCTTTTTTGAGTGTCTCTAGTGAGCCGATATCTTCCTTATCATCTAATTGAATAGTGCATAAGTAAGCTTTAGATTTTGCATTCTTTTTATATGACATTTTAAAACCCTCCTGTAGTGTAGACATAAATTACTAATGGAATTGTAAAGCACAATAAACCTAAAATAAACCCTTGTAATAGCTTAATCATTGTAAACCTCTGCTTTCATGTTAGCTTGTGCGATCTTAAATAGATCATACAGTTTATAAACCGTATCAGTATCAATCGCGCATTTGCCATCACTTGCCAATAATATTTCAGACTTGATCAATAAGATATCAATATTGCTTAATTCGTTTTTCATGATGTTTATTTCCTTTTCTTATTTACTAGTTTAAAAAATTTACTTCTTTTCTTACCCTCTATTGTCTACACTTTTTAATCTATTTTCTTGACCTAGATCAATATTCTTGAAAATATTTTAGTCTTTTTACTAGGGTAAACCCCTGGAATTGCTTAAATTTTAGGCATATTGATCTAATTAGTTCTCAGCTCGTATAGATTGTTTAGATCTATAAAATATCTTCTGAGATCTATAAATTGTTCTCAGAGTGTCGCTACCATACTTACCCACTCTATGCAATTGTATTTTTCTATCACTTTCCAGGAATCCATAGGTAAAATCTATTGAAGCTCATAAAATGATCTAGTAATAGCTAAAATCTATTGACTTTTTAATCTTGATAGTTTTTGACTATGGGGGAGGGGTCAGTTGCTGTTCTGATTTCTGACTCAGGCTCTGAAACACCTAAAAAGGTAAATTCAAGTTGCTTAAAAAATAGGCAATAATTGCTTAATAATTAGGCAGTAGCTAAGTAGACAATATGTTCAATGTAATCAATGAGTTATCTTAAGAGAAGTTAACTACTGATGTCTGTATTTAAAAGGAAGATAAAAGGGGACAGAGTCGCTTAAGTCTTTTACTGCGGAATACGTGCAAGCTAAGCTCACCAGACCCGCAGGAGTAGACACTTAGTCTCCCTATAGAGGGGTTCATAAGGAACTAATTAAAAATAAAGCTTGACAAATCCAAGAAGTTATGGTATAATAGTTGTACTAAGAAGAAGACTAAGAGCAAACTAGGTAAAAAACAAAAAGAACCAAAACTACTTAAGACTACTTAGTAAACTAATTAGTAGAAATTCATTTATTAATTGTTCTCTGCGTTAGCAGGTAAAGGATATATGTCTCAAGATGATGTGGTTATGTCTCCTGTTAAGGTGGATGTCTTAGAACCAGCACCTGCTCGTAGGAGAGGTCGTCCTCCTAAGTCACTTGTGCAGAGCAAGAAGAGACCAGGTAAAGTAGGCAGACCAATAGGTGACGCAGGACGAATCCAAGAGTTTAAAGCAAGGTTATTATCAACGAGTGGTACGAAAGTAATTGATACTGTACTCCGTAAAGCATTAGATGATGACGATAAAGATCAAGTAGCTTGCCTCAAGATGTGTATGGATAGATTACTACCCACATCATTATTTGAGAAAGATGCTAAAGGACAACGTAATGCAGTAACGATTAACATTACTGGATTAGGTGAAACTAAAGTAGAAGCTGTAGAAACTATAGATGCAGAGATTGTTGACTACGAGGACGTAGATAATGAATCTTAGTTTCGAGTTACTACCTTGGCAGAAACAAGTATTCCAAGATAAGACCCGATTTAAAGTTATTGTTGCTGGACGACGATGCGGTAAATCAAGATTATCTGCTGTAGCATTATTAGTAGAGGGACTACGTTGCCCACAAGGTTCTGCTGTAATGTATGTTGCTCCTACTCAAGGACAGGCTAGACAGATTATCTGGGATGTTCTGATGGATTTAGGAAGAGAAGTGATTCAGAGTAGCCATGTGAATAATATGGACATCACTTTGATTAATGGTGCTAAGATATATGTTCGAGGTGCTGATAGACCAGATACGCTTCGAGGGGTCAGCTTAACATACCTAGTATTAGACGAGGTAGCTGACATAAAACCTGATACTTGGGAGAAGGTCTTAAGAGCTTCATTATCAGACAAGAAGGGTTCTGCTCTGTTCATTGGAACTCCAAAGGGTAGGAACTGGTTCTACGATATGTACAACCTTGGTCTTACAGACGAAGATGAAGAGTGGAAGTCTTGGCACTTCACTACTAAAGATAATCCACTCATTGATCCTAAAGAGATCGAGGGTGCAAGAAAGACATTAAGTAGCTTCTCATTCAAGCAAGAGTATGAAGCTTCTTTTGATAATGCAGGAACAGACTTATTCAAAGAACAATGGATTGAGTATGGTGAAGAACCTAGCGATGGGGTATACTACCTGGCAATCGACTTAGCGGGATTCACTAATACCAACTATTCAGAGTCTCGTAAGAAGAAGTTGGATGAGTCTGCTATTGCTGTGGTTAAGGTAACAGATGATGGTGTTTGGTTTGTAAAGAAGATTGAGCATGGTAGATGGGATGTAAAAGACTGTGCTGCAAGGATTCTAAAGAACATCAAGGAGTTTGAACCTGTAGGTGTAGGGATGGAGAGAGGCACAGTTAGAAATGCTGTGTTGCCCTATCTAAGCGATCTGATGAGGTCTAACAACACCTACGCTACCATTCAAGACTTAACGCATGGCGGTAAGAATAAAACAGAGCGTATCGTTTGGGCATTACAGGGACGCTTTGAACATGGTAAGGTGATCCTGAATGAGGATGAGGACTGGAAAGAGTTCGTAGATCAGCTCTTGATGTTTCCTACCAACCAAGTACACGATGACTTGATCGATGCTTTAAGCTA